AGAACGCGGAGACGAGCAGTACGACCTCGGGCCAGCACAGGAGCGCGGGCTTGAGGATCTCGTGGGCGGCGGTGTCCAGCGCGACCTCGCGGGCCAGGGCCTTCCGCAGGGCGGGGCGGCCTTCCTCGTCGGTGACCCCGGCCTCGATGTAGACGGCGTCGAAGAAGCTGATGCGGTCGCCGAGGTTGAAGGTGAACACCTGCTCGCCGAGCCCGCGGAGCGCCTCGGTCCAGCCCTCGTACAGGTCGTGGACGGAGAAGTGGGGGCCGGGATGGCCAATCAGCCAGCGCACTGCGGCCCCTTTCTCAGTAGGTCGCTGCGTAGGTGGCGGCGTAGGCGGAGTGCTGCGCGATCCCCGGGACGAGCAGGCCCGGGACGGCCCGCCCGGGAACCGAGGTGGAGGCGAACGAGCCGGATGACGGCGGCGGCGGCGCAGCGGGCCCGGTCCCGGTGACCGTCCCGGCGGCCACCCAGTTCACGGCGATGCTCACGGCCGCGGAGGCGCTCCCGGAGACAGCGAGATCGGCGAGGACGGCGCCGGAGAAGTACCGGCTCATGTTCGCCGCGTCGGGGTACAGGAACATGCTCCTGGGGAGCCCGTCGACGGCGGCGATGTACGCCTGGCTGGTGGCGTCGTCGAGGAACCCGGTGAAGGTGCCGGCGACGTCGGGGAGCTCGTCGACGTGGACGTGCTGCGCGTCGGCGAGGGTGGTGACGTCGCTGGTGCCGGCGGTCCAGCTGACCGCCCACGAGTTCAGGTAGGTGAGGGGGCTGGCCGCGTCGCCGTTGCGGACGGAGAGGTAGACGAGGCCGTTGCGGCCGTGGATCCGCACGCCTCAGCCTCCCTTGGCCGAGGTCAGCCCTGCGGCGCGTCGGGGTGGATCAGCAGCCAGCGCATTACACTCCCTGGGTATGACCGGACCCGATAACGAGGCCACCGACGAGAATGAACTGATCCGGTTCGGCGCCAAGGCCCTCCAGGCTGCCGCTGATGGTGACGAGGACGCGGCCCGGGCTGCCCTGGCGCATCTCGACCCGGACCTGGCCGGCCAGATCGCCTCGCTGCTGATCAAACTGATGCAGGCCCCGGCCGAACCCTGACCGTGGGTTATAAGCCCCACGGCGCGGAGTAGGAGACCCGGTAGGCGCACAGCACGGCGATCCCCCCGCCGGCGGGATGGTTGATCCAGCGGCCGTCAGTGGTCCCGTCGAACGTCAGGTGAGATACGACCGCGGCGGCGGCAGCGTCCTCGGCGGCGGCCAGCAGGGTCTTGGCCCGTGCCCGCCGTCCGGCGACGTCGCTGATGTCACCGGTCTGGGAGACGATGAGGCAGTTGACGGATCCGGTCTCGTCCCGCCCGGTGGTGAGGTCGGACCACTGCTGGGCGTAGGTCCCGGCCAGCGCGGTGGCCTCGAGGGTGCCGTCCGGGGCGATGGTGCCGTCGTGGCCGACGATGATGAAGTCCTGGTCGGCTGCCCCGGAGGGCTGCGCCCCGTCGTAGACGGGTACCCCGGCTAGCCCGGCGGCGGCGTTGTAGGCGGCGAGCAGCGCGGTCACGGCGTCAGCGAACCGGGTGACGCTCACACGTACGCCTGGCTGAGGAACGGCACGCCGTTCTGGGAGCCGTTGAGCATCTCGGCGGCCAGGTTCGGGACCAGGAACCCGAAGCCGGGGATGGCCACCATCTCCCCGCCTCCCATGGGCAGGGCGGCGGGTCCGCGCTGGGATGACCACAAATGGGCGATGACGACCCGGGCAAAGCTGTTGAACGCCGCCGGCACCGACGTGCCCCACCCGGCCACGTAGGTGACCGTGACCTTGGGCAGCCAGCTGAAGAAGGGGCCATAGAAAGGCAAGCCCAGCTGCCGCCTGATCAGCCCCGCGTTGACGTCGAGGTCGAGGCCGCCGGAGATGTCGATGAGGCTGCCGGACGCCGAGGCGATGGAGGTGACGGACACAAGTGGCCGCTGCCGGACGGGGATGACCGTCTGCCCGGACAGCATCTCGCTGCGCTCGGTGACCACCCGGTTGACGAGCGGCCCGCCGGTGGCCCGTTCGAGGCTGGACTCGATCGTGGCGATGTACGAGGCGATCTCAGCGTCGCTGGTGGTGGTGGCCTGCGGGATGTTCAGCGCGTCTTTCGCGTCCTGGAGCGGGAGGACGGAGACCTCGAAGGGGTCGTAGATGTCGAAGTCGGCGGGCGGTGACACGCCCGCGCCGGTCCCGGTGCTGGTCCAGACGTAGGAGTAGTGGCCGAGGGCGGTGAGGTCGGCGGCGGGGACGTCGACATGGTAGAGGCCGGTACTGTCGTTGACGGGGCTGGCGTAGGTGCCCGTGGTCGCTAGCGTGCCGTCAGCCTGCGCCAGCTTCACGACCAGGGTGAGGGTACCGGCGGGGACGAGTGTCCCGGTGACGTCGCGGACGGTCGTGGAGACGCGGACGGGCTGGCCTTGCGGATACCGGCTCATGCCACCTGCTCCAGGGTCATCGTCGATCCCGCGTACAGGGTCGTGGCCGTCACGTTGGACACGCTCTGGGACCAGTTCAGCGCGAACGTCCCGGCGGTGGCAGCGGTGGTGATGACGCCTTCCATGACCGCGACCGTGGGGGTGCCGACCCCGGCGAGGCCGACCGCCCGTGTTCCCGCCGTGGAGGTCGCCGCCTGCGCCACCCACGAGTCGGAGATCCCCGTGGCCGCGACCCGCAGCCCGGATATGGCCCATATCGTCGTGGAGCTGGCCGGGGCCGTCATGCCGGTGAACAGGTTCGCGGCGTTGGATGCGGGGCCGTCGGCGATCAGGACGAACCGGAACGTGAACTGCGCGTTCGCGGGGAGCTGCACGGTCAGGTCCGGGTCCGCGGCCGGGACGATGACCGAGGTGCGGGCGGTGTTCCCCGGCTTGACGACGACGATCCTGCCACCCCGGTACCGGGTCGGGGTATTCGTCGGGCCGGTGGTGTAGGCCAGGTTCCGGCCAAGGGACAGCACGGAAGTGCCGTCGTTGTTCAGCCCTTGGGATGCTGCGTGCAAGCTGGCATTATCAAGGGATACCTGTGTGCAAGTGCTGACAATCGAAACCCCATATTGCGGGGAACTGGTTCCGGTACCGGTGTCATCAACGCCGGGGAAACAGGTGACTCCCGAGATAACCACCGGCAGTGACGTGGCTGAACATTTCAGGCCGGCGAAGCTGCCGCCGCCGGTCCCGGCGTTGCGGCCGTCGCGGCGGAGCATCAGCCCGGTGATCACGATCGGGTCGGCGCCGGCGGTGCCGTCGATCAGGACGCCGTTGCCGGTGTTCCGGTCGGTGGAGCAGCCGGTCAGCGCGCAGCCCCCGCAGCCGGTGCCGGTGAACCATGCTCCGGTGATGTGGAAGCCGTTCGCCCCGGACCATTCGGCGCGGCATCCGTTGAACTGCGTGTTGTCGGCGTTGGTGATCACAAACCCGTCGAGGGTGGTGCCGCCGCAGCCGAGCACGAGGACGTCGGTCCAGGTCGAGTCGTTGTGTATGGTCAGGAATGCGCCGCCGCCGGCGCAGGCGCGCAGCCGGACGTGGCGGACCCGCCACCCGAAGGGGGCCTGGGGCGCTGCGGAGACGTTCTTGGCGGTGTTGATCCCGACGCCGGTTACGGTCGCGACCGAGACACCCTCGATGACGGTGTGGAGTACCGGGCCGGTGGCGAGGATGCCGTCCGCGGTCACGCCCAGCGCCGAGCCGTCGATGGCCAGGTCGTAGATCCGCGGCCCCTGGGTGGGGACGTTCGCGACGTCGTTCATGGTGATCACCGCCGCGCCGGTGAACGCCGCCGACGGCTTGATGACGCTGGCCTTATCTCCCCAGGCGGAGGGGTCGTAGCCGCTGTCGCCGCGCAGGATCACGCCGGGCGGCATGGCCAGCGGCGCGGTGGTCTTGTAGGTGCCGCTGGGCAGCCGGATGACCTGGCCGGGTGCCGCGGCGCTGAGCGCCGCCTGGATCGCGGCGGTGGAGTCTGCCGCCCCGGTGGGGTCGGCGCCTCCGGCGTAGGCGGCGTTGAGGACGTTGAGCCCGGCGCCCATCGCGGTGAGCGCGTCGGTGTGGGCGT